TGGTTCAGATACAACATACTGTCAGTAATTGACAGGTTATTACCAGAAATACTAATAGAAGTACCGGTAACGCTTAGGTTACCACCAATGGTTACGTTGCCACCTACATTCAGCGATGCAAGATTAGCACCAACTTCAAAGGCAACTGATCCGTTTGAGGAGTATACTTTATGGTCAGTAAGATTAACTGCAAACTCGCCAGCATCAATATAAGATGTGTTACCAGAGTTCGTGGTGTTTGGTGTACGACCAGAAATAGTCGTGCGTTTGAATTGAATCTTATTGTTTGCCATATGGCTCCCCAAAGCAGATATATATCTTGTAAGCCAACTATTTAGTTGACAGTATTATTGTTTTTATTTATAATGGAACTATGATGAAGATTGCTTTTATCGATACACTCGGCCTAACCTATGACGGATCCACTCTTGAAAAGAGAGGATTAGGAGGATCCGAATCTGCCGTCATTCGCATGGCACAAGAACTTTCTAAAATTGGATTTGATGTAACTATCTATAATGACTGTGAGTCTGACGATTCACTTCCTGGTTTTTATGATGGTGTACACTATCTTCCTGTATCTAATGCTAATAAGTTATCCAGCCAATATCACGACGTTGTTGTCGTATCTCGCTCTATAAAACCAATCTTAGAGGACTGGACAGTCATAACAAGAGCAAAGCACGTCTGTCTCTGGATGCACGATACGTTCTGTGAAGGCGATGATCAAATCGAGTATCTGATTAACATCGGCAAACTGCAAGAGATCTTTACACTCTCAGACTGGCACACAGGTTATGTCACTCATTGCGATCATGGATTCCGTCGTAACTATGACGTACTAAAGAATCATATTTTTCTGACTCGTAACGGCATCGGCAATATGAATCCTGGTTGGATTGATGTTCGTGACAAAGATCCGAATCTCTTTGTGTTCAATGCTTCGGTTACCAAGGGAATGATTCCACTTGTCAAACAGATCTGGCCAGAGGTAAAACGGCGTATTCCGGATGCGCAGTTGAAGATCATTGGTGGATATTATAAGTTTCGTGAAGCAGCAGGTCCAGACCAGCAACAAAAAGACTGGACTGATTTGATGATGCAATACGGTCATAGCATTGAGTTTACTGGTGTTATTACTCAAAAACAAATTTCAGATATTTTATGTAAAGCTTCTTACATGATTTATCCGGTTGGTTTTCCAGAAACATTTGGTATCTCTACACTTGAAGCGTTGGCTCATAATGTACCACTTATTACTTGTCAGTTTGGTGCTCTCGAAGAGACGGCAATCGATCTGGCATCATGGAAGATTAAGTATCCTGTTGAACCAAACTGGGCAATGCAATGGCTAAACCAGGAACACCAAGTGAATTTATTTGTTGACAAAGTCGTAGAGGCATATAATAATCCTTATTTGCGCCAGCAAAAGATGTATGCTTGCAATCAAGTCAAAGATATTTGCACTTGGGATACGGTTGCTCTCCAGTGGAAGCAACATCTTTATCACAAACTCGGCGAGTACTTACCGGTTGAAGAGTATCGCAAAGTCACAAAGATTAACGCCAAGGTTCGTAAAGTATTCAACCGTCGATTCTTGAATAAAGAAGAACTTCAGCCAGTTAAGATCTCAGATGAAAAATCTATAGCTGTTGTTACACCTGTATATAATGCCGAAGCATACATTGAGAAATGTATTCGATCTGTAGCTGCGCAAGACTATACTGACTATCACATGTATATTATTGATGATTACTCGACAGATAACACAGTAAAAATTGCTAGAGAGACTATTAACTCTCTTCCACAGTGGCAGCGTTGGCACTTTACTGTTTTAGAAAATGAAGAGAATCTTGGTGCTGTTGCAAATCACTTTGATACGTTTAAGCAATTAGTAACAGAGCAATATATTATGCTTCTTGATGGTGATGATTCACTTGTCAACGATCCAACTATCTTCCATATGTACAACAATCTTTATCATGAAGGTGCAGAGTTTACATATGGATCGTGTTGGTCGATGGCCGATAACATCCCATTGATTGCTCAAGAATATCCGCCCAACATTAAAGCAAACAAATTCTATCGTGCGTATAGGTTCAATTGGAACATGCCATATACGCATCTACGAACATTTAAATCCTCGTTGATTAAAAACTTAACGAGAGAAGATTTGCAAATTGACGGTAAATGGCCACGAGCAGGTGGTGACACTTCACTGTTTTATTACTTAATTGAACGAGCAGATCCAAACAATGTTGTTTGCATAACAGATATTGTAGTCAACTACAATGATTTGAATCCAATTAACGATTATAAAGTGAATGCAGAAGAACAAAATAAGACTGCAGCAAAAGTATTAAATTCTCCATTTTTTCCAGGACAGATAGATCTTAGACCGCTATGAAAAAAATCTTAATTGCCATTCCAACTGCGCGTTATATCGAAGCAGATACTTTCAAATCAATTTACGATCTGGAAGTTCCTGAAGGATATGAAACAACCTTTCAATACTTCTATGGATACCGAGTAGATCAGGTTCGTAATCTGATTGCAGACTGGGTTGTGCGTGGATTTGATTATTTGTTTTCAGTTGATCATGACATTACATTTCCACCAGATACGCTAAAGAAACTTCTTGCTCACGACAAAGATCTGGTATCGGGTGTATATCGTCAAAGACTTGAACCACAAATGCTTGAGATCTATGAACCGTTTGGTGGACGTATGTCAACCGAAGATCTCTATGCAAAAGACTGGAATTTAGTTGGTATTGGCGGATGCGGATTCGGCTGTGTGCTGGTTAAGAAAGAAGTTCTTGCCGGTGTAGGTTATCCACAATTTGAATATTACCCTGCTCTCGATCACAGCAATACGATCAGCGAAGACACTGATTTTTGCAAAAAAGCAATTACCAAAGGCTTTAGACTGTGGTGTGACCCATCAATTCGATGCGGTCATATTGGTTCTACGACTATGCTTGTAGAGATTCCGAAGATTTAGTTTTCTTCTTTAACTTCTCGAGTTCGAGAAGAGCCTGTTGATGTTCAGTTTGAAGGATGGCGTAGTTCTTTTCGAGCAACGCCATCCTTGTTTCATGTAAAACATTCTTACTTACAGCATCGTGTAGATTCGTCGTCAGACGATTGATATACTCATTAACAAATTCAGCTTCCATGATATTAGAACGTACCTCCATCAAGTGTACCATAAACTACGGTTGAGCCGTTTGATTGTAGCACGTATCCGTCTGTACCAACTGCAAGGTTAGTCATACCATTTGTTGAGTTACCAACAAGGATTCCACCGGATGTAAGAGTGGATAGTTTAATAGTGTTAGCAGAAATAGATACAGGAATAGTACTATTAGCAGTGATGCTAAAGGTGTTACCAAGTGATGTTAGCGCACCAGAATAAAGATAAGTTTGAAGCGCTGCAAGACCGTAACCAACACCACCTACCTCAACAGTTGTTGTTGGTTCAGATTCAAGACCGGTAAAGAGCTTATAGACACCGTCTGATGCGTCACGAATAAGACCAGTATAACGTGTACCGCCGTTTGTGAACATACCATAGAAACCAACGTCAACGGTATCTGCGCCGTTGCCGTTAGCAACCTTAATCATAGGATCTTCAATAACAAGGTTGTTTGTGTCAATCGTAGTAAGTGTACCAGAAACTGTAAGGTTACCAGAAAGAACAAGATCTGAAATTGACAGCGCATTGTTAACATGGACACCAGTCGAGTTCACAGTTAGTGTAGAACCGGTTGGAACGCTGATTGAGTCAGAAGCAACACTAATGCTGTTTGAACCAACTACGTTTAGTGTTAGATCACCTGTTGTACCACCACCAGTAAGACCGTCGCCTGCAACAACCGATGTAATATCGGCTAATGTATTTGCCCAGTATATAGAAGAACCGTTAGAGTGAAGAACCTGTCCAGCCGAACCTACTCCACCGTTGGCCGAAAGAGCTACGCCACCTGCAAGAGTTACTTGTCCGCTATTAGCTACAAACTGTGTACCAACAGAAAATGTTGCCGCATTAACTGTAGCAGAAGCAAAAACGTTTGCAACAGTAAGACTTGTACCAGTCAGAGTAGAATAAACACTATCATTACCAGCAGTAAGATCGCCAGTGTTAATTCTACCAAGAACACCAAGCCCACCTGAAAGTACTACAGCACCAGTTGTGGTATTTGTACTTGGTGTAATATTACTGAATGTGTGTGTATTTGTCCATGCATATGATGCATTGACGTTAATCGAAACTGCACCCTGTGGAAGCCAATAGGTATTACCACTAGCATCTACAGAGAGAAGATAACCTGCACCAGGCGACGATGTGCCATTTGCAGTAATCGACTGTACAGTAAGGTTGGCAGTCTTAACCGAATCAAGATATCCAGTGCCATTGGCAACAAGAGCTTGGTTAGCAGTGAGTACACCAGGATTAAATTTACCTGCAATGGTGAACGACGCGCCATTTGACCCGATAAACAGGTGGTCGCCGTTTGCAGTAAAAGCCAGTTCACCATTAGCTAATGACGGAGGAGTGGCCGTAGTTATAGATCTTTTGATCTGAATTAGGTTAGCCATTATTGTTCCTCAATTAAATTAAAACGTGCCTCCGTCGAGATTGCCGAGGTCTGAGATTTCGAAAGGTCTTACTTCATATTTATCACTTACGGAATTATAGACTAAAGTAGCGCCTGTTACAACATTTACTTCCTCGACATCTCCAAAGTCTTCAATACTACGAATTTCTTTTACTTGATTTTTGAGAGTAACAGGCTTTGTAGTCGACAGAGAGTCTCCAGTAGTAGCTACTCTGGCAACCATTTGGCTGTTCTGTACAATCCTAGCTTTAAGAGCCATTGTTACCTCGTAACTTGTGGTGTAACTGTTACAATGCCTTCAACCAAACGTGATACTACATTACTAGAACTTGTGAGCTCACAGTCGTAAACATATCTTCCTGGAGTCACGTTTGCAGAAGTTACAGCATTCATAGACAAAGTAACAGTACCAGCAAGAGCATTTACAGCAACAGTAAAATTGGTGGAAGTCGATGATGTGTAATGCTTGCGCATCTGAGCAGCACCAGAATAACCGGTCAGATTTACAACATCGCCATTGTCGTCAAGTACGTCGATCTCTGTGCTGAAATCTGCACCCTGATCAATTTGTAAGTTTGCTTTAATTGCCATTTTTTATCTCTAACTTTGAAAGTTCGGATTGCCAGTAGTTGTTGCATATAGGCTAAATTCATTCACAGCAACTGGTGCCTGAGTTATTTTATGACGAATTGTTGCACTAAGAGTTGTAAAAACTGTTGTAACAAACTGATTGTCTGCAAAAACTCTCCAAACACGGGTAGTAGCAAGATCTAACCACGTATCAAGCGGATCGCTTGTACCTTCTAATGGATCACCGCTTAATTTTGTTACCAAAATTTCGTATTGATTGGAATTGGCAGGGTTTACAATCCACGGATATTCAGTCTGGCTTGGTCCATAGTCATCGAAAATCACATTTCCGCTGGAATATATGACCCAAGCGCATTCAGCACCGAAGCTGAAATTAACTGTTTGAGCCTGATCATTGCTTATCTGAACTCGGTCTACAAAACCCTTCCATGTACTTCCATTCCAAACTTTGGCATTAGTTGCATATATCCACTCTGATCCATTCCAGACGCGAAACCATGCTCCATAATCGTTGTCAAATAAACCATCAGTTGGAGAGTTATTAACTATCGCCCACGATGATCCGTTCCAATAATGCATTGCCATTAGATTTGAATCCAGATATCACCAGTTGCTGATGCTGATGGCTGTGGACCTTGCACAAACACCTGTCCACCACCAGTATAACCTGATGTTACGTGGCGTAGAATTGGAGCTGCTGCCGATGCTGCACTTCCTGGAGGTCCTGGAGGACCAGCTGGTCCTTGAACTGTAGCACCTGGAGGACCTTGTACAGTAGCACCTGGAGGACCTGCTGGACCCTGGACTGTGGCACCTGGAGGACCTGGAGGTCCAGCTGGACCTTGAACAGTAGAACCTGGAGGACCTGGAGGTCCAGCTGGACCTTGAACAGTAGAACCCGGAGGCCCTTGAACTGTAGCACCTGGAGGACCTTGAACAGTAGCGCCTGGAGGACCTGGAGGACCTTGAACAGTAGAACCCGGAGGACCTGGAGGTCCAGCTGGACCTTGAACAGTAGAACCCGGAGGCCCTTGAACAGTAGCGCCTGGAGGACCTTGTACAGTAGCACCTGGAGGTCCCATAGGTCCGGTTGGTCCCATTGGTCCGGTAGATCCGACAAATCCTACAGGACCCTGAACTGTAACACCAGGAGGACCTTGAACAGTAACACCAGATGGTCCCTGTGCTCCAGTGATACCTTGCGATCCTGTAAATCCTACTGGACCTTGAACTGTCGCACCAGCTGGTCCTTGAACAGTAGCGCCAGCCGCTCCTTGTGCTCCTTGAGCTCCAGTGATACCCTGTGATCCGGTAAAGCCAATTGGTCCCTGTGCACCAACCGGTCCTTGAGATCCAACTGGGCCTTGAGCACCAGTAGCACCCTGCGGTCCAATACCACTTATCCATGATACGTTAGTACCATCTGTTCTTAAGAAGAACCCAGTTGCACTACCTTGAGCTGGAAGAAGATTGTTTATAGCAGCGGCACGCGTTGATGCATTTGTACCACCTTGACCAATATTTAGAATACCGTTAGAGATAGAAGAAGCGTTTACAATCAAGCCCGCAGCATTCGCAATAATACCATCGCCGGCACGAATATTAATATTCGTTCCATTAGCAGCAATAATAGAATTCGAAAGACTTAGGTTGTCTGCAGATACCGTGAACGTTCTTGTAGTGTTACCAAGCAGAACACCGTTGGCAGTTGGAATCAGTTCGCCGCTGAGCGAAGTATTACTAAATGTAAGATTGCCGGTGACTGTAAGATCGCCATTAACTCCAAGAGTCTGGCGAACTTGCATATGCTGTGTAACTTCAACATTTGCAGTAAATGTAGAATCACCGTTTACTAATAATCCATTATCTACTTTAAAATTAGTGTTTGCCATGTCAACCTTACTTAATTAGATGAGCTATAACTTTAACCGCGGAATTTGCAACGGTCTGTTGAAGATATAAATTCACGTTGGTATCTGAAGAACCAGTATTTGCTATAAATGTTCCAAGAGGAGATGCCGCGCCAGTTGAAGCAACTGTACCATAGACAGTCACATATGCATCGGTTGTGCCATTATGAGCAAGCACAAGTTCAGAAAGCTGTGTGCTGCTACCTTTCTTTACTTGAACTTCAAACTTGGCCGATGAATATGTTGCTTTAGGGAATGTGTAGATTAGCACTGCTCCAATTACATTTCCAATATCAGCATTTGCAGACACATCAACTACATAATCTGTTTTGAATGTGGTAGTTCCGCCAATTGCAACTGCACCTGATAAGGTTGATTGACCGGCAACTGTTAATGTTCCATCAGTCTCAATAGCAGTTGATGTAATGAATGTATTAACCGTGGCGTTACCAACATTAATTCTTGTTAATGTAAAATTAACATTGGCACCAACATTCATTGCAACAGAAGCATTTGCTGTTGTGGTATTCATGCCACCAGAAAGAGTGCTTAATCCGGTTACACTTAGTGTATTCGAAAGTGTAGTAGCGCCAGTTACACCCATTGTATTAGATAATGTAGCAGCACCCGTAACACCAAATGTGTTGGATAATGTAGCAGCACCTGTAACACCAAGTGTGTTAGACAGTGTAGTAGCACCAGTTACACTAAGCGTATTTGATAATGTTGTAGTATTAGCAACCGATAGAGTACCATCAGTTTCAATAGCAGTAGCTGTAATGAATGTATTCTCAGAACTAGTACCGACAGTAATTCTTGTATTTGAAAGATTTACGTTAGCACCGACATTGATTCCAACCGAAGCATTCGCTGTTGTGGTATTCAATGCAGCATTTAGTGATGCAAGACCTGCAACAGTTAGAGTATTTGAAAGAGTTGTAGTATTAGTAACTGTGAGTGTGCCGTCTGTTTCAATTGCAGTAGCTGTAATGAATGTATTAACAGTATTATTGCCAACATTAAATCTATCTAATGTAAGATTAACATTAGCACCAATATTTACAGCTGTAGAAGCATTTGCTGTTGTGGTATTTAGTGCAGCATTCAATGATGCAAGACCCGCAACAGTTAGAGTATTTGATAGTGTTGCAGTATTAGTAACCGCCAACGTATCAGATAATGTGGTAGCTCCAGTAACTGTTAATGTACCATCAGTCTCAATTGCAGTAGCTGTAATGAATGTATTTTGTAAACCAGTACCAACTGTAATTCTTGTATTTGAAAGATTTACGTTAGCGCCAACATTCATTGAAACGTTTGCATTTACTGTCGTTGTGTTTACATTACCAGAAGCGTTTGCTAGACCAACTACTGTCAGTGTATTCGATAGAGTAGCATTGCCAGTGACAGCAATGGTGTTTGAGAATATAGCATTACCTGTGATAGCAACGGCATTTGAGAATGTAGCATTACCTGTTACAGCAATAGTGTTTGACAGAGTAGCATTACCAGTAACAGCAATCGTATTCGATAATATAACATTGCCTGTTACTGCTAAAGTGTTTGAAAGTGTAGTGTTGCCAGTAACAGCAATTGTATTTGCAAAGTTGGCATTTGATGTTACGTTTGCAGCACCGGAGATTGTTAGGTAGTTTGTTGGTGTAATCACCAGGTTAGCAATACCAGTCCAAGAACCATTACCAAACTTACTGTCGAATGAACTGTTACCGACAACTATCGTATCAGCATTTGCAAACACATTTGCACCAATAGCCACCATTGTGGTATTACCAACAAACAAACCAGTACTAAAAGCATTTGCAGTCATATTTGCAGTAGTTGTACTATCTGCAACTTGAATGCGTGTTGGCCGAATATTCGTGTTGACAGTACTGCTAGATTGTGTTATAATCAGACTACTGTTTACAATAGAATTAGCAGTTCCTAAGCCAAGGTGAACACCAAGTGGACTCATGAAACTGTTAGAAGTACTGTTACCAACCAGAACGCGAATACCAGCATCAGCAGCAACATATGCAGTTGCATTCGAAGTAATTACAAGATTGGCAGAGTTACCAGTCTGAACATTACCACCACGTAGTGCAGTTCCGACAGCGATAGTATTTGCACCAAATGTACCCCAAAGCTGAGCAGTGCGAGCAATAGTATTATTGCCGGTATTAGCAACAGTAGTATTTGCAGTAATAATTTCAGTGGAAAATGCTGACAGGAGCTCGTTAGTCTGGAGCAACCAAACTTCAAAGCTATCAGTAATGATATCAACGTTAGCTACTTGTCTTGACATTAATTATTCCTGTGTATTAACTGCAATAAAAGAGACTTGATTTCAGTAAGTTCATTCTCTACTTCAGCCATTCTCTTGCACAAACTGTTGTTTCTTTTGCTTGCTTCTCTTGCAGCTAAGAATTTCTTATATTCTTCTTCATTGTTATTTATGATAGCGCCAGAGTCGGTATCCTTTACATATCCTTGATGATTTGTATCTACAAGCATTATGCAGAAACTCCGATCACTTGGATTTGCTCTACCTTAGGAACAACGTGAGTATTTTCTGAAAGAAGAACCACCTTGATTTGCATTGTATTGTATGTATCAAATTCAGTGTAAGAAGAAGTTACATAGCGTGCAACGTTGTCATTGGCAATGTTATTCCAAGCAACGTTCTTGTATTTCAGCTTTTCAATACCAACATCACCTACAATATTAGCATTTGTAATTGCTTTAAAGAGAGTAATTGCGCCAGTTGCGCCCGGAGATGCTGGAGCAGTTACAGTGGCTACTGGAAACACTTCATGGTTTTGTGGAGTAAGAATACTGTATATTCTAATCAAATCGCCAGTTGCAAGAGTTGACGTCTGATCTGCAGTTGTAACAATATTGTTACTGCTTGTTGTTGTCAAAAAGTTGCCAGATAAGCTAGCATGAACTTCTGGATATTGTGGAAGACCATAAGTGTATTCCCACAAATCCTTCGGATCTTCTGTGCTGTATCTATCAGTGTTATTCTTTAACTCTAATGGAGTCCATGACTTGTCGTCAAACGCGTCTTTGTCAGCAGAATTATGCAACTTAGC